GTCTACGGGTTGTAGTGGTTTGTTTTGCCGGTTTCTGCGTCGTTCGGCTCTGAGTAGGTCGCGGAACTTGTAGTAGTTGGGCCAGCGGGTTTCGCCTCCTTGTAGGTGGTTGGCGAATGCTGTGCCGATTTCTTCTTTGGTGTATCGGATAGCGAGTTCGACCCAGTAGTCGAATACTTCGGGATCGTTGCGCCAGGGTGGGAAAGCTGGCTTCATCCGTTTTTCGATGCTTGCGAGGATGCCTCGGGCTTGGTCTTTCGGGGTTTCGAGCATGGTTACCTCCTGTGCTCGTACTTGAAGTTGTGGTTGAGGCTAGCACGTCCTGTCAACCACCTAAAAAACAGGGTGTGACCTGGAAGGTACTGTTGTTTGTGTTTTGGTACCGACGGTTGACTTGTGAGGCTGGTGATGTATGATGTTGCTGCCGGCTTTTGCGGGTCGGTACACCCCACATACAGGTTGAGCGGGGTCGGGGGTTACCTCCTAGCCCCGGCCCTGCTCCCTGTGAGTACAATGTCAGCACGATGACTGGGACGAAGAACAGTGGCCGGCGTACTGTGCCGCAGGAGGACAAGATCAGGTTTTGGGAGGCGCGTGCTGCGGGCATCTCGATCAAAGAAGCTTGCAAGATTGCGGGCATTCATTACAACACTGGTCAGAAGTGGGATGCGAAACGCCGCCAGTTGCAGACTGATAACGAGCTTGCGAAGTTTGATGTCAAGAAGGCGTTGGTTCAGTCGGGTCGTGAGCGTTCCGAGCTGCGTCAGTCGTTGGATGAGGCTGCCGATTTGCCTCCGGTCATTCCGTATGAGCGTCTGTCGGAGCGTGCGAAGCGCGGCTGGGACGATTTTGACTACTTTCGGCGTGTCTATTTGGGGCGTGTGCCGTCTCCGTGGCAGGTTGACGCCGCCTACAAGATTGTTCAGCACCTCGAATCGGAAGAAAAAGAGTTTCTGGTACTGAATTGTCCGCCTGGTGCCGGCAAATCGACGCTGTTTCATGATGTCGCGGTGTGGTGCATTGTCAGGAACCGTGCGATCCGCGTGTTGATCGGCTCGATTTCGCAGACGTTGGCTAAACAGTACAGCCGGCGTATCCGTGAGACGTTGGAACGCCCGACCCGGCTGATTGCTGACCCGGAGATGGTGAAGAAGGGGTTGACGCAGGACGCTGAGGGCTGTTTGGCGCAGGATTATGGGCGTTTCAAACCGTTGGCGTCGGGTTCGTTGTGGCGTGCCGAAGAGTTTGTGGTCGAGCAGCCGATTCCTGGCGGTTTGGACAACAAGGAACCGACCGTGTCGGCGTACGGTATCGATTCGGAGTTTATTGGTCATCGTGCCGACCTGTGTCTGTTTGATGATGTGGCGTCACCGGAGAACGCTAAGGAGTCGGTGGCTCGTGATCGGCTGTTGGAGCGGTGGGATTCGATGGCTGAAGCTCGTTGCGATCCGGGCGGGCTGGTGAACGTGATCGGTCAGCGTCTCGGACCTGGCGATTTGTACGCGCACTGTATGGCAAAAGTGATCTACGAGGATGACGAAGAGGATGATGGTGAAGACATCACCGTCGAGGAACATCTGAAAGATCCTGTCAAAAAGCAGAAGTATCACCAATTGATTTATAGGGCGTATTACGACGAGTTGGATACTGGTCCGAAGTCACGGAAGAAGGATGCCGCGCCGTGGCCGGAAGGTCCGTTGCTTGATCCGGTGCGTTTGCCGTGGAAAGACCTGTCGTACATCCGGTACAACCAGCCCCAAAAGTTTCGTGTCGTCTACCAGCAGGAAGACATCGACCTCGACTACCAGCTCGTTGACCGGGCAATGATCACGGGAGGTATTGCTCACGACGGCATCCACTACGAAGGCTGCATTGACCGGGAACGCCAACCCGGCCATCTGCCGCGCGGTTTACAGCCACCGTGGATTTCAATTATTTCGGTAGACCCGTCACCATCCCAGTTCTGGGGTGTCATCTGGACAGTCGTCCAACCCGACCTCGGCCTTTATCACGTCGTTGACATCGAGCGCGTCAAACTCACCGCCGAGGAATTGTTGGGTTACGACATGGCTACCGGCACCTACACCGGCATTCTGCCGGAATGGATTGCCAGGTCGGAAGACATGTGGTATCCGGTGTCACACGTCGTGGTCGAGGTGAACGCCGCTCAGCGGTTCTTGTTGGCCCACGATTTCGTCCGCCGTTGGCAGGCGTTGACCGGTGTCACGATTGTTCCGCACACCACATCACGCAACAAGCTTGACGAGAACCTTGGGTTGGAGGCATTGATTCCGCCTGTTGTGCGTTCCGGTTCGCTCCGTCTGCCGTCGATGTCCGGCAACTGGAAAACGCTTGCCCTCGTTGACGAGCTGGTTACTTGGACCCGTGACAAGAAGCGGGGCACGGACTTGGCGATGGCGTTGTGGTTCATGCTGTTACACGCCCCTAAACTCACCACCCCGAAGTTGCCGCCTCGCATGTGGCGTCCATCGTTTATGCTTGATGGTTGATGCTAAACTTGTGCGGTAGTAGCTACAACCAAGGAGTTTGAAATGCCCAAAGGTGGACCCCCAAAGCGACCGAAGCCGAAGAACACGGGCCGCAGCGCTTATGCAGGAATGAACCCTGCTGAAAGCCGCGCCAAGTTTGGTAGGACTCGGGCAAGCTCAAACGCACGCAAGCGGGCTGACGCAACGTATGACGCTCTTTTCAACGTGCTTTCCCGAGTGAACAGCAGCGGTAGCGGTCGTCGCCGACCGAACTCTCGCTGAGTGGAAGTAGCTACGGCCAAGGAGTTTGCAATGCCTGCAAAGAAGAAAAGCGCAAACGGTTACATGAAGAAGGCCCGTTCGGAGGCTCGGCAGCGCAAAAACGTGAGCTGGACGGATGACAGAACGTATCTGAAAGATTCGCGCACACGGCCTGCTGGCTCCGTGTCGGATACTTACAAGTACACTTCTTTTGAGCCTCTTGACACGTATCGGACGACGCAGGGCAAGAAGCGTAAGCCAAAGCGCGCCCGCTGAGTGGAATGCGAGAACTGTTCTAAACAGTTCAACCCGGTAGCAACCCGTTGGCGTTGCCCGCACTGCGGACTCAAACATCATTGCTGTGGGTAATGGTATTCTAAGAGGCGATACTGCCAACGATTTGGAGCGCCTGTGCGAAGCATTGAAGAGATTGTTGCCCTCTACACACACAGGCAACGCACCCTCGGCCCTGTCCACCAGCAGATGCAGGCCGTCCGCGAACTCGGCAACGGCGACATCGTCGTCCCACTCAACGAACTCGATAAGAACGCTCGCGCTTCGGTAGCCAACCTGCTCGTTCAGGGACTTGACCAGATGTCGATGCGGGTTGCGTCCACGATGCCGACTTGCTATTTCCCTCCGATGAAGGAAGGCTCGGAGCGGTCAAAGGATATGGCGTCGTTGCGTAAGAAGACGATGCTTGCCATCTGGGATCACAACCGGATGAACATGAAGCTCCGGCGTCGCGCCCGACACTTCCTCGGCTACTCGTCCAGCCCAGTACTGTTGAAGCCATGTTTCCGCACGAACATGCCGAAGTGGCATGTCCGCAACCCGCTCGACACGTTCCCGGCACCGTCCGACGACCCAGACGATCCGGTCCCGTCCGACTGCATCTTCACTTACAAGAAGCCATACCAGTGGCTTGTCGCCATGTATGGACCGCAGATCGACGGTGTGTTGCGTGTCGGACGCCCCGACCACGACACCATGTTCACCCTGATCGAATATGTTGACGACAACGAAATGGTTGTCGGTGTTCTCGGCACCGAAGACGACCCGTCGCTCACCCCGAACGAACGAGCCGGCCTCGAAGTCGTAGAACTCGAACGAGTCATCAACCGTTCCGGCCGCCCGCTCGCCATCGTCCCAAAGCGCATCACGATTGACCGTCAGCGCGGCCAGTTCGACGGGCTGCTCGGAATGTTCTACACCCGTGCCCGCCTTCAAGCACTCACCGAGATTGCTATTGAGCGCGGCATCTTCCCCGACGAATACTTGGTCGCCCGTCCCGGCGAGAACCCCGAGATCATCCAGCTTGCTGACGGAAAGGCTGGTTTGCTCGGCATTGTCAAGGGTGGCGACATGCAGATTCAGCAGGTAAACCCCGGCTACAAGACCGAGCAGACATTGGACCGTTTGGAACGGCAGGAGCGTTTGGAGGGTGCGATTCCCGCAGAGTTCGGAGGCGAGTCCGGCAGCAACATTCGTACCGGCCGGCGTGGCGAGAACGTGCTGTCCGCCACCGTCGACTTCCGTGTCCAAGAAGCCCAAGAAATTTTTGCGGCGTCACTGCTCGAAGAAGACAAGACCGCTATCGCCATTGACAAAGCGTACTTCGGGTCGACCAGCAAATCGTTTTTCATCCCCGGTCGTGCGACGGTCGGCAAAGAGGATTACAAGCCGGCGAAGCTCTGGGAAACCGATTTCCATTACGTCGCTTATTCGGCTGCCGGATCGGATGTCAACAACCTGATTATCGGTCTCGGTCAGCGTCTTGGCACCGGCATGATGTCCAAGGAATCAGCCCGTGAGGCGGACCCGTTGATTGACGACCCAGAGATGGAGCATGACCGGATCACCGCTGAAGGTGTCGAGGCTGCCCTGTTGGCGTCGGTCCAGCAGCAGGCCGCCGACCCGCAGGGGCCGTACCAGCCCGCCGATCTTGCCGCACTGGTCAAGAAGGTGATGGTTGAGAACAAGCCATTGTTCAAAGCGATCGAAGAGGTTGACAATGAGGCTCGGGAACGTCAGGCTCAGGAGATGCCTGCCGGTGCCCCAGAAACGATGCCGGGTTTGGCGATGCCGGGAATGGGTGCCGAGGCACCGATGGCTCCACCTGCCGGCCCGCCTGGAATTGAGCAGTTGCTCGCACAGTTGGGAGGCTGACCATGTCAATGCCCGGTGAATACCCGAACCGTTCAGATCTTCGTAATCCCGCGACTCGTCGCGTCGAATTTACCGGACAAACGTACGGTGAAGGCGCGGCCCAGCAGCGGGCACAAGATGTTGTGCCCGCCGGGTCTGCGGCACAAGATGTTGCGGCCCAGGAAATTGCGGCGCGGGGCGCACCTCGCCCTCGTCCTGGCGCGCAACCTTTCGGGCGTGCAAGCGAACGTCCTGACGAGCCGATCACCGCTGGCGCCGATTTTGGTCCTGGCCCCAACGCCATCAGTGCCGGCATCCGCCCAAAGATGATTGCGAAAGACAGCATCGAGTTGCAGCTTGAAGCGTTGTACCGTTATTACCCGACCGAGGGTGTCCGTGTTCTGCTTGACCGGATGCGGCAAACGAGGTTCCGTTCGGGCCGCATCGCATAATGGGCGCATACGATTACACGGCAGGCACGGAAGAAGCCCTGTGGGAACAGCTCACACGGCAAGACGACGAACGCAACCGCTACGCCAACATTGCTAGTCCAGACCTTGCGTTAGCTATTGACGACCTAGTACGCCGAGCCCCTAACGCAACAGCCGATCTGGTTATGCCGGCCGCCACCGCCGTCCTCAACGGCGTGATGAGCCGCGAAGAAGCATACGAAATGCTGAACGGCGCGACTGTTGCAGCCATCGAAACTGCTCAACCGCCGGAAGATAACCGAAGCTGGTTCAACAAGGTCAAAGACGCTGGCTATGAGCGGTTGAAGTCTGGCGCCAAATGGACTTTCGCTCTTGCAGAATTCGTTCCTCAGTCTGTGCAGAACTTGGGGTCGCGCGTGTACGGGGCGATTGCTGACGACACCGACATCTACAAGGAATCTCAAAAAGGTTTCTTTGACGGATTCGTTGCTTCAACCGATTTCGGCACATTGTTGACCGGGGTCGAATCTGGCAACGGGTTTTTTATTGGTGAAGCTGCCGCCGAGCAGCAACGTCAAGCCGCAATGGAGTATCGCGGCACCATCGGCGACGAAGGATGGACGCTGGGTCGCGGATTCGCGCTGTCGTTTTCCCAGCCGGGAGGCCGCGTTTACAACATCGCATCAGGATTGGTCGACGCTGTTGCCGCACTCAGCACGCCGTCGATCCCCGGAGCAAAAGTCATTTCTAAAGGCGCAACTGGGGCAGGCAATTTGCTCGGCCTTCGCACCACCGCCGGACTGACCAACTTCGCCAACGCCCACATCAACCCCGAAAAAGTTACCCGTTGGCTTGATTCAAACTCGGGGCGTGAAGTCGTCGACGCAATGGTCAAAGTCAAAACTATTGAAGACGCCGCAGCAATGTTCCCAAAGACGGACGCCAAGTTTTGGCAGGACGTAGTCGAAACCAACACCGTTGACGAAATGCGTGACTTGTTGCGCGGCGACCTTGGGCTGCCCAAGCCTGTTGGCACGGTTACCGACCCGATGACAAGTGGCGGCCTCGGAACTCGTCGAGGTTTGCAATCAACGGAAGACATCAGGGTTGGTCGTGGGGCGACGTTGAAGCAGGCTGCGATCAAGCGCACCCCGCTGTCGCGGCTTGCCGCGCCTGTTCCCGGTCGCGAAATGATCATTGTTTCTGACGACATCCAAGACATCACCGCAACGATTCGCAACGCCCGCGACTACATGATCACCGCCAAAGTTGACATCGTGGAGCGCAACGATGTCCTGGCCAAACTCACAAAAGCTTTGATCCCGGACGACGGTGTCCCGAAAGTCCGCGAAGCCCTTGACCTGTTTGACCAGGCGATGGTCAAGTCGCTTGCCAAGAAGCGCATCTTGGGCCGCAACCTCGGCAAAGCAATGGGTCGTGGCGTAGACGAAGAAACCGGCGAAGAGTTTTACAGCACCGTTTTCCAGCGTTACCGGGAAGAAATCCGCGATTTCGATTTGCACGGCGAAGTTGACAACGCAGGCGACCCGGTGCATCTGGTGGACTGGGACATCACCGAGGAGGGCGTTGTCGGCAAGGTCCGGGGCAACATGACCGAACCAACCGCCCACCTATCAACCGAAATGAAACGGTGGGGTTACTTCATGCCCGACCCGCGTCGGGTCCGCCGGGCCGCATCAGAGTACGCATGGATTTTTACAAAGAATCCTGCGGGCGGATACGAATGGGGCGACCCTCGGGCTCTGACCTCAATGCTCGACCACATCCAAAACAAGGTGTGGCGACCCATGACATTGCTTACGGGCGGCTACATCTTCCGCAACATGATCGAGTCGATTGTCCGTCAAACCATGACGCCCGGAATCAAATCAGGCCCAACGCACCCGTTGGAGTGGGTCCAGACTGTCCTGTACCGCAAGTTTGTTGGGGACGTGAACGGCGAAGAGTTCGCTGCCAACGCAAACCGTGCTTTACGTAAAGGACAAAAAGACTACGCGGAAGCCAACAACAAAGTCATGCGCGAAAGCCTTGATCCTCTTCGCCTCGAAGAAGCTGCTTACCGCAGTGGCTACTACTCGCTTGCCAAGAAGCGTAAAGCCGATCCGTTGCGTTCAAGCCAACAGTATGTTCGTGGTGTTGGCAACGAGCTTCGTTTGCTCGCTGGTGACGAACTGGCACGCAGAATCGCATCTGGCAACTACGAAATTCTTGATCTCCCCGCATCGCAGGCACGGCGGCTCGAAGAAGCCAGGCTTTCGAAGGAGTTTGGCGCAGCCCCGAATATTGACGACGGCACCATTGAATGGTGGTTGAAGAACACTGACGACGGGAAAAAGTATCTTCGGCAAGCCCAGGTCAGATGGACCAACAAGCGTATGGTTGACGAGAACGGCCGCGAGTTTGTCGGATCAGTCAGATTCATGGACGAAACTGACCCCAACAACATTGTGTTCGACGATGACAACATCAACCGGCTAATCAACTCGGTCAATAAGCGAATCAAAAGCAAGACCGGCGACATCGAATCGCTCAAGCAGGTTATTGCCAATGCTTACGACGGCGGAAAGTTCTACGCCCCGGACGGCCGCGAACTGTTTGCGTTTGATCGGGCTGGCGTTGATGCGTTCGATGACTGGGAAGTGTACGAGTACACCGAAGACCTCAGGTCCGAAATCAGGCGCATTCTTGCTGACCCGCAGCAGGCAGCCAAGCTCCCCGACACTGTCAAGTTCACCCAGCCGATCAACAGCATTTCTGGTGCCGCCGGGCGCAGCAAGGCAAGCTGGTGGAAGCGCACCACCGACCACTTCTTTAGCTCGGTGTACGGCAAGAAAGAATCATTCCTGAACCGGTCGCCAGTGTTCCGCCAGTTCTATTACAAGCGGATCAACGACCTTGTCGGACGCACCAGCAAAGAGGGCGCAGAGGCAATGGTCAAGAATATTCGTGCGGCATATACGCGCACCGCTGAAGAAAACGTGAAAGCGTTGAAGCGCCTCAAGGCCAACGCCAACGGCAAATACGAGTGGAACGGTCGAGAGCTGTCCAAGAGCGCCTACCAGCGTCGCCTGAAGGACGCAGAAAAAGATTTGGCATCACGCACCCAAGACAAGATCGACGACTGGGCAGCGAAATATGTCGGTTCCCGCAAACTGTGGGATGACCTAAAAGCCAGATCGGTATCTTCCGATGTTGCTGGTCTTACTGAAACCCAGATTGACATGCTGGCCAAAGGATTTGCGCTCGAGGAAACCAAGAAGGCGTTTTACAACGCATCCGAAACTTCAAACTTTGCAGACATCCTCCGTATTGCTGTCCCGTTCGGACCGGCATGGGGCGAGTCAATGCGCCTGTGGCGCAAGAACGTGCTAACCAAGCCAAACCGAATCAAGAACTTCGGTGTTTCGGTTCAGGGTTTTCGTGACATGGATCCAGACGGCGATGGTCGAGGATTCGTTACCGAAGACCCCGTTACTGGCGAAAAGGTGTTCAACTATCCGTTCGCAGAGGACTTGCTGCCGTTCATCGGCGGTATCGCTGGCGGTTTGCTCACCGAAACACTTGCCGGCCCTAGGTTCAAAGGCCCAGTTGCTTTTGGTGCGGGCGCGGTCGCCGGTTTCGGGGCGTCAATGTTTGCCAAAGAAAAAGTTGAGGAGCAACTTGGGACGGTCAAGCCGTTCTTGCAGGCGCCATTGAAATCGTTTAACATGTCGCTACAAGGTTTGCCGGGCTTCGGGCCGGTCGTGCAGATCGCCGCCGGGCAGTTGTTGCAAAACAAACCCAAGTACGACGACGTGCTTGAGATCATTTCGCCTTACGGCGTCCGGTCTGTGTCGGAGGCGTTTATCCCTGCGTGGGCCAAGAAGATCAGCGAAGCGATCACTGCTAACCCCGAGTCAGACCGGATGTACGGCGATCTTGTGATCGACGCTTATCGCGCGCTTGGGGCCACTGGAGAGTTCGACCCGAACAACCAGGAAAGCTTGCAGACACAGCGCGAACGCGCAGAGTCAATTGCGACATGGCTTTTGGTATTCCGGGGGTTGTCCCAGTTCACCGGCCCGACCCGCCCATCTGTTGGTTTCGACGTGCCTGTCGAGTACAGCGGTGTCGACATCAACAACGAAGATGTAAAGGCGCTTGCCGAAGAGGGATACATTCCCAACAATTTGCTTGCTAACGAATTCAGGCGCATGCAGGAAGAGGATTACGGCAACGCTGTGCTGAACTTCGTGAACACGTTCGGAACCGACACCATGCTGTACGTCCGGGGTCGCACCGAAACAATTGGCGAAGGACTTGACGCTTCGGAAGTGTTCGGCGACTGGGAGCGTGACAACGAACGAATCACCGAAAAATATCCGACTGTTTACGGGTATTTCGCCCCCACCGGCTCCGAGTTCGACCTTCAAACATATCTACGGCAGCTCGAAACCGGCAAGCGGCGCCGCATCACCGACCCGCAGGAGCTGCAACGAGACGCCGAGGCTGTCATTGGCCGCGCGTTGTACATGGCTGCTGTTCGTCAGTTCCCGAGCAACCCGAACGATATCGACGAAGCCAACCTTCGTGAATACCGTCAAGCTCTTGAAAGCCGGCTTCCTGGTTTCAAATACCAGGTAATCGAGTTGGGCGAACGTGAAAAAATTATTGGCGAGTTGATCGACCCGACTGTTGGCCCAACTGGGCAAGCTCTCGGCGCCGCTTATGACCCAGATTTGGACGGAAACCCTGTTGCCGAGGGGCTTCGAGCTTACGGCGAGTACCGCCAGCAGGCTTTGGACGAAGCTGCCCGCCGGAACAATGGTCAGTACACTCGCTCGGCGTTGTCCCGCAAGAGCAGCGCTGATCTGAGACAATGGTTGCGTACTATCGGCGAACGTATCGGAAACAGGTACCCAGAATTTGATCGAGTTTGGAACAGAGTGTTGTTCGATGAGGTTGACGCTCTGCCCGAAGAAGGAAACGGCTGATGGCAGAAGCGCCAGTTGACCAGACGACAGACCCGTTGGGTCTTGAAACGCCCGTGCCTACTGGTGGCGGGTTGTTCGACCAGATCCCGTGGAAGCCGCCGATCCGCCTCGTTCGCGATTCTGAAACCGGACAGCAAGTCGAGTACGCGGGGCCGGGCATTATCCGCAGCGACGGAACTATTGTCCGTAACGAAGATGGAAGTGCAAAGCTCGAGTACGATCTTCGGACCGAGCCACGCTTGTATTACTTGACTACCCCGTCAGCGAAACTTGAATCTGTGCTTGACACGCTCAAAGCGATGGGTTCCCGAGTCGACACTCCTGAGTCTGCTGTCAACGCTATTGGTGATCTGATGTTGTTCGCCAATAACTTCGGCCGCGACATCGACACCACCTTGCGAGAGTTGCAAACCAGGGCGCCGATGATGAAGGATGCGCCGCGTTATCGGGTGTCGTCATCTAAAGACCTTAGAATCGTCTTCAACGAAACCGCCAAACAAACATTGGGACGCAAGTTTTCTGAGGAAGAGTTGCAGCGAGCGATCCGTGGCTACCAGTCTGCTGAAGTTGGCGTGCAGGCGACCGAGGCCGGCACTGTTGAGTCGGTTGCTTCGCCGCAAGCGTTTGCCCAGGATTTTGCTCAGAGGACGGCACCGACGGAAGCGAAGGCGTACAAATATCTTGATTACGCAAACCTGTTGTTCAACAGTTTGGGGCGAGTCCAATGAGCACACCGATCACGGGAAACGAACTTGACCTTGTCAGCAGGTATCTCAATAGTGTTGCTGTAAATTATTTGCGAACAGGCGAATACGACACTGTTGCTACATTTGGCGGCGAATCACTAACCCCCACTCAAAGAAGCATTCTTGACCGCTTTCGGTCTGATCCATCGACTGCTGGAGGAGCTTCTTTCGAAGGGATGCTTCGGGTCGGGTATACAGCTAGCGATTTAGAAACGGTTTTGGAGCCGATTCGTTACCGTCGAGCTGGCGCAGCCGGAGATATTGCGAGGGCCACAGAGGCCGCCCAAGTTCCTTCCCCGGACCGCCCTCCGCTTGGGCCGCTACCAGAAAACCAGGAATATCGTTTTGATTATTCACGCAACCAATGGATGGTTGTCGAAGGCGGCACAAAATTTATTTCGTTCGTCAATTTGGAAGGCGCTCCAGAACGACCCAAAGATGAAATTGCTGGTGAGCCGGCTGCTGCGGAACCAACTGTTGGCCCTGAAGGGCTTGTTTCTTCGGTGCGTATCTCGCCAGGAACAGACGACATTGAGCCAGGAGAAGCGTCCCGCCCGTCAGTTTCTGAGCCAACAACTGAAGGAGACACTGGCGACGGAGTAGGCGGCGTCCCAGCGGCCGAAACCCCTTACGCCGACGCGGTCCCAGAAGATTGGGAGATTGCCGCATCAGAAATCTACGGCGCCTACTTCCACATCATCAAGCAAGACCCCCAAGTGGCCGAGCTCATTGCCAAAGCCGCATTCGAGGAATGGGAACCCGACAAATTCAAATACCAGTTAGAACAAACCAACTGGTGGAAGACCACGTCGGAAGCAACCCGCAAGTTCGACAACTTGTACGCCCGAGATCCCGCCACCGCCCAAGCTGATGTTGACCGGTACGCCCAAGAACTCAAGCAGGACGCCCTCGATCTCAACATCCGGTTGAGCGGAGAGCAACTCAACAAGCTTGCTTACGACGCACTGCGCGGCGGAATGACCAAACAGCAAGTTACGAATGCGCTCGGCATGCTCGCCACCACATCAGGCGAAGGCGTCACGTCGTTGCGCTACGGCTACTACGGCAACACCATCAACAAGCTTGCTTCCGACTACGGCGTCAGTCTTTCCGACGGAGAATTCAACCAGCTTGTTGACAGGTTCGCCGTCGGTCAAGAAAACGAAACGTCACTGACCTCGTCGTTCCAAGCCAAAGCAACCGCACTGTTCCCCGCCCTATCTGAAAGACTGATGGCCGGCGAAACCTTCTCCCAGATCGTCGAGCCATACCGTTACCGTGCATCCCAAATTCTCGGACGCGATTTTGCTGCCACCGATTTCATGGACAACGACTCCTTCTCTCAGGCTGTCACCTATGTCGGTGATGACGGCAAGCAGCGCCCGATGACGTACACCGAGTGGGGCCAGTATTTGCGTTCTAACCGCGAGTTCGGCTACGAGTTCACTGACGAAGCCCAGTCGCGTGCCTACATGGTCGCTAACCGTATTGCCGACATCTTTGGAGCAGTCTGATGGCACCTCCTGAACCAGTTAGCTCAACTAAAATCGGAGGGGGCGGTCGCGCTCCTGGTCAACGATTCCGTGTCGGGGGCGGTGTCACGCCTACGGTGGTCCCCGGGCCAGCCGAGGAGCCTGTTGCGGAGCCGGCGCCGGCCCCAGCCGAAAGCACGGTAGCGGCGCCAGCGGAAATGGCTGCCGAGGAGCCAAATGTTGACGCGCAGTTGCTTGCTAATCAGCAAGCGTTTTTCGAACGGCAGGCCGCCGCAGAAGAAGAACGTCAAAAAGCGGAATTCAAGGTGTCTCAGCAATCCGCATACGACATCATCGGAGCAACCCTCGACAACTACGGCCTTGGCTCGCTTCGGGGGTTTGTCAACGACATGGTGTTCAATCGCAACATTATCGACGAAAACATCCTGATCGGAGAACTGCGCCAACAGGACGCTTACAAACGTCGATTCGCTGGCAACGAACAGCGCCGCAAAGCCGGGCTCAACGCCTTGTCAGAAGGCGAATATATTGCTCTGGAAACCGCATACGCCCAGCTCATGCGCCAATCCGGGCTGCCCGTCGGCTTCTACGACAGCAGCGACGATTTTACCAACCTGATCGGCGGCAACGTGTCCGTCGGGGAGCTGTCCGAGCGCGTCAACCAGGGTTACGAAGCAGTCCGAAACGCCGACCCTGAAGTCGTTGACGAAATGCGACGCCTTTACAACATCGGTGAAGGCGAGCTTGCCGCCTACTTCCTCGATCCTGACCGCGCCACCCCGACGCTGATCCAGCAGGCCCGTGCCGCTCAGGTTGCGGGCCAGGGTGTGCGCCAAGCCGGCTACCAGATCACCGCAGCCCAAGCGGAGGAGCTTGCTCGAGCCGGGATCGGAACGGAAGAAGCTCGGGCCGGCTTCCAGGCTATTGCCAGCGCTCAAGAACTGTTCGGCGCTTTGCCAGGTCAAACCGGAGAAATGATTACTGCTGAAGAGCAGGTGGCGGGCGTGTTCGGCACCTCCGCCGCAGCCCAGCAACGCATCCGTCAACGGACCCGTGAACGTCAAGCCGAGTTCGAAGCCGGCGGCGGATTCGCCGCACAAGGGTCACAGGTCACCGGACTCACCTGATTCTGCTACACTTTTGTCGATGCCCAGATAGGGCAGGAACCCCCAAACGGGGAGACATAGCAGCACCGACATCTGCCTCCGGGTGTTGGTTGGGCGAAGGAGTGTACAACTGAATATGGACAGCGAACTCGATCACGACGAGGAAACCGGCCGCAACCCCCTGCGAGACAGGATGAAGCAGTTGGAATCCGAGAACGCTGAGCTGAAGGCCAGAGCCGATGAGGCTTCCGCCGCAGCCCGAGAGTTGGCTTTTGTGAAGGCCGGAGTTGATCCGAACCTTCCAATTGCCAAATACTTTATGAAGGGTTACGACGGGGAACTCACTGCTGAGGCAATCAGGGAAGCAGCCATCGAGGCCCAAATCGTCCGAGACACGCAGAAAGAGCAGGTTGCTCAGGAAGCGGGCGCATGGAACCGGTCTAATCAGGCCGCAGCAGGCGCGTCGGATGAACCAGAAATGGATTGGGTGACCCGCATCAACCAGGCTAAGTCAAGCCAAGAGGTTGAGGCGTTGCTGTCCCAAGCAAAAACCGCCCAGCCCTGACATAACAAGTCGGGGCGCCAAACCTTTGGAGAACCCCAATGGCTTATACCACCACCTCATCCCTTTCCGTCGACCAGGCGGCATTTGATCGGCTCGCGTACTTCGCGCTCCGGTCGGAGCTTCTGTTCGACGCCGCCGCCGATGTGATGCCGACCCAGCAGGCGATGCCTGGTTCGTCGGTCACCTTCACGATCTTCAACGATCTGGCGGCCGCCACCTCGGCTCTCACCGAGGATTCCGATGTCACCGCCGTCGCGATGAGCGACAGCCAGGTGACCGTCACCCTGGCTGAGTACGGCAACGCCGTCCTCACCACCGCCAAGCTGCGTGGAACCTCGTTCCTTGACGTGGACACCGTCGCTGCCAACGTCGTCGGCTACAACGCCGGCATCTCGATTGACAGCCTCGTCCGCGACGTTCTCGCTGGCGGCACCAACGTCGTCTACGGCGGCGGCGGAGCGACCACCCCGACCTCGCGCACCACGGTTGCCGTGGAGGACGAGATTGAGGCGAACGATGTCCGCAAGGTCACCGCTCAGCTTCGTGGCGCGAACGTCCCCACCTTCAACGGCCTGTACATGGGCTTCATCCACCCTGACGTGTCCTACGACCTCCGGTCGGAGACGGGCGCGGCCGCGTGGCGTGACCCGCATGTGTACGTCGACACCGACATGATCTACAACGGTGAGATCGGCGCCTTCGAGGGGGTCCGTTTCATCGAGACGCCGCGCGCCAAGGTGTTCGAGGACGCCTCGGACGGCTCCGGGTCGGCCGGTGACATCGACGTGTACTGCACGCACATCATGGGCCGTCAGGCTCTCGCCAAGGCTCACTCCATCGTTGACGGCAACGGCCCCGTGCCGAAGATCGTCCGTGGTCCCATCGTGGACACGTTGGAGCGCTTCCAGCCGGTCGGCTGGTACTGGCTCGGTGGCTACGGCCGGTTCCGTGAGGCTTCGCTTCGCCGGATCGAGTCGTCGTCGAGCATCGGCGCCAACAGCTGATTCCAGCTCCCCTAGCGTCAGCCCCCCGTTTCGGCGGGGGGCTTTCGCTTTTCTGGTGTTGTATAATGCTGATACCAGTTCGCCTACCCTGAGGTGTTTTCGATGAGTATTTCTAACTATCTGGAAGATCAGCTTCTGGACACGTTGCGGAACGGGTCGTTTGCTGTGGCGAACGTCTATTTGCAGTTGCATACGGGTGATCCTGGTGAGGATGGTACGTCGAATGCGGCGTCGGAGACTTCTCGTCAGGCTGCGACGTTTGCTGCGGCGTCGGGTGGTTCGATGGCGACTTCGGCTACTGCGGAGTGGACGAGTGTTGCGGCGACTGAGACGTATTCGCATTGGTCGTTGTGGGATGCGGCGTCTTCTGGGAACTGCCTGTGGACTGGTGCTTTGTCGGCGTCGGCTGCTGTGGTGGCCGGTGACACGTTCCAGATCACTTCGTTGACGTTGACCCTGGACTGAGTCTGTGGCGACGAATTTTCCTGCGTCGCTTGACTCGCTGACGAATCCGACTTCTTCGGATTCGTTGAATTCGCCTTCTCATTCGGCGCAACATGCGAACTCGAATGATGCGATTGAGGCTTTGCAGGCGAAGGTGGGGGTGGATTCTTCGGCTGTCACTAGTTCGTTGGATTATAAGGTTGCCCAGTTGGAGGCTGGTGCGACGGGCGGCAAGATTTTGCAGGTCGTATCCACCACCAAGACCGACCCGTTCACGACTACTTCAACCTCGTTCACGGATGTCACCGGCCTGTCCGTCTCAATAACGCCAACTTCAGCGACCTCAAAGATTTTTGTTCTCTACGATCTCAACTGGTCCGCCGATGGCGTTGGCTACAACCTCACACTTCGGATTATGCGAGATTCAACCGAGATCGGGTCCGGCACCCCCGCCGGAGTCAGGAAGACTGCTAACAAGTCAAGCCGCCTTGCGACTAACTATTGGGGAACGATGACGGGTGGCTACCTCGACAGTCCAGCCACCACCGCGGCGACGACCTACAAGATACAAGTTGTCCAGCGAGGCGGCACGGCCTCAATCAATCAACATTCACTCAACGTGGACGACACCCTTCCCGATAGCGCCCGAACCGCCTCCACCATTACCGTGTTTGAGGTGTCAGCATGACCAACTATCCCGCTGTCCTGACCGTCAACTATCCCGATGCTGAGTGGACTCTTGACGGCGACACCTACGACGGGCTGACATGGCTCAGCGACACGCCGAAGCCGACTCAGGCTGAGTTGGATGCGGCATGGCCCACAGTCCAACAAGCTGAGGCTGATGCTGTGGCCGCCAAGCAAGCCGCCCGTCAGTCCGCTATCAGCAAACTTGCCGCACTAGGACTAACCGTCGACGAAATCAATGCCGCTTTCGGATTGGAAAGCTGATGGCTACGAACTTTCCTGCATCGCTCGACACGCTCACCAACCCGTCGGCTACCGACACCCTGGATTCGCCGCCGCATGATGAGCAGCACGCTGACGCTAATGACGCTATTGAGGCGTTGCAAGCAAAGGTTGGTGTTGATTCGTCTGCGGTTGCGACTTCGCATGATTACAAGATTGATGCGTTGGAGACGGATGTTACGAACATCAACGAACTCCAGTTGAATCAGCAGGTCGGCACTACTTACACGTTGGTTCTTGCTGATAGCGGCAAGCTGGTGGAAATGAACAACGCTTCTGCGAACACGTTGACTGTTCCACCGAACTCGTCTGTTGCCTTCCCCGTCGGTTCACAGATTCTGGTCCTTCAGACTGGTGCGGGTCAGACGACTGTTGCGGCTGGTGCTGGTGTGACCGTGAACTCCAAGGACGGCAACCTGAAGTTGTCGGCCCAGTGGTGTGCGGCGACGTTGATCAAGCGTGCCACCGATGTGTGGGTGGTTGTTGGCGATTTGAGCGCCTGATGCGTTTGTCTACTATTGCTGGTATTACCAGTGCTGGTCGTGTGCCGTTGGAGGTTGCCTATCTTGTGATCGCTGGCGGCGGTGGTGGTGCTACTGGCAATACTGGCGCTAGTTGGGGCGCTCAAGGTGGAGGTGGTGGAGCCGGTGGCTATCGGAACGCTTATGCCTCAGAAACGTCGGGTGGCGGGGCTGCTACTGAAACTCCACTCATCCTAACTGCGGGGGTTTCGTACACTGTCACGGTCGGCGGTGGTGGTGCTGGAGGTGTCGGTGTTTCCGTGAACGGAACTCAGGGCAGTAACTCTGTGTTGGCTACGATTACCAGCACAGGCGGCGGTCGTGGTTCTACAACTTTGACCGCTGGCGGTTCCGGCGGTTCCGGTGGCGGCGGCGGCGGCCCAAACGGAGGAAGTGGCGCTGGCACCAGCGGTCAAGGGAAAAACGGCGGCACGGGTGTTCAGGGTGGCGGCGGCGGCGGTGGCGGTGCTAACGCCGTTGGAGGAACCGGTCAAGGTTACAACGTAGTAGGACTGAGCGCCCACGGCGGCGTGGGAGGTAACGGTCTAGCATCTTCGATTACCGGATCATCGGTAACCCGTGCTGGTGGTGGTGGCGGTTCCAGTGAGTTCGTGTACGCCCAACCGGGAGGCTCTGGAGGCGGCGGCAGAGGTTCCAGATCGAATAGTTACATTTCTGCCACCTCTGGCACAACCAACACTGGAAGCGGCGGCGGTGGCGATGACGGCTACGCCCTGGGCAGAAATGCGGGAAGCGGCGGTTCAGGTTTGGTTGTTTTACGCTACCCTGACGTTTACACGATCACACTCGGCGCAGGACTTACCGGCACAACCACCACCGACGGTACTGACAAAGTGACCACTATTACTGCTGGCTCCGACAATGTGAGTTGGTCATAATGGCACACTACGCATTTCTAGATGATAACAACATCGTGACCGAAGTGATTGTTGGCCGCAACGAGGATGAGGCTGTTGAAGGCACTTCTGATTGGGAAGCCTATTACGGTGAGTTTCGAGGCCAGCGTTGTGTTCGTACTTCGTACAACGGCAACATTCGCAAGAATTATGCCGGGATCGGTTACCGGTACGACGAAACGCTGGACGCTTTCATCCCGCCACAGCCATACCCGTCATGGGTGTTGGATGAGGACACTTGTTTGTGGGATGCTCCGGTTGCCTATCCTGATGACGGCCTCATGTACAATTGGGACGAAGCTTCGCAATCCTGGCAGGAAGTAACTGATGGGCTCTAATTTTCCTTCTTCGCTTGACACGTTTACGAATCCGTCGTCTACGGATGCGATGGATTCTGTGTCGGTGCCTCATGCTACGCAGCATTCGGATTTGAATGATGCTGTTGAGGCGTTGCAGGCGAAAGTTGGTGCGGATTCAAGCGCGGTTACTAGCAGCCATGATTACAAGATTGCGGATCATGCGTCACGGTTGACGACGTTGGAGGCGAACGAATCGTTAGTCAAAGTAACGTCAGCAACATTCAGTGGTTCGTCGGCTGTTGCGTTTGCTTCGGGCGTGTTTACAACCGACTATGACAACTACCGAATTCTTCTTGAATTTGCTGCAACATCAACTTCTGGTCTGGCTTGTCAAGTCAATGTTTCTGGATCGGCTCAAAGTTCAACTCTGTATTTTGGAAGTTATTGGGAAATTAGAACGGGTGCTCTTGTCGGAGCTGCCTCAGCAACTAGCCACACGATTATGCACGCAAACGGCACGACTCCTTCCCACAGTTCGTTGTCTATTGATATTTTCAAACCTGCTACGGCTTCGGTCCGTACTGGATGGCACGGAACTTTTTATGGTTCAAATAGTGTAGGAAGTTTTTCCGCGGGGATAACGGGGGCAGAATATAATCTTGCTGAGGCGCACGATGGCCTGACGTTTACGCCGTCCTCTGGCACAATTACGGGGAAGTACACGGTTTATGGCTACAACTAATCCCACCATCAACATTGGCGGCGTTGACCGTTTGATGACTGACGAAGAAATGGCTCGTTACCAGAACGTCATTGACGATCTGCAAGCACAAGCTGACGCTGCAGCCGTCAAAGAAGCTGCCCGTGCTTCCGGGGTAGCCAAACTTGAAGCCCTCGGACTCACCGTGGACGAGGTGTCCGCAGTCTTCGGAGTCTAACAATGGCACGGCTGTACGAGTCGTCCACCGACTACGAAG